GCGCTTTCGACGAGCGTGGGGTCAAGGCCAACCCCAACTGGCTTCGATACGCACACAAGCACGTTGGTTCTATGCGCCCGGACAACGTGACTGGGCTACCTGAGTGGAAAAAGACCAAGATCACCGGTGAGCACCACACTCTGGTTAGCCCCCAAGAGGCCATTGCCGGTGCCACACGAGACAGGGACTATGAGATCGCTGTGGCCCTTACCGCACTCGAGCGGTACCAGGGCACTCAGGCCTTCGTCTCTGGGCTGCTGACATTCATCGCAACAGCTGATGCGAGCATGGTCAGCCCGGTACTACGGAGCGGAGCTTTATGGTGTAATGATGATGTCGCAGGCTGGCTCAAAGGAGCGAAAGCAGCCGCTCGCGACCTAAAGACCCACCACCATTACACCGACCTGCCGTTGCAGGAACTGTTCGAGCTCCAAGTTCTTGCTAACCGCGGGTTAGGTGAAGTCGACTGGGACCAAGAGCGGCAGAACAGACTCGAGCCAAACACGGTCGAACTCCCACAGGGGCGTGTATTCGCGATCGCGAAGGAGATATTTCTCGGAGCGACTGCAGAAGGATACCGATACGCGACCGAAACCTGGGAACAGTTCTGGCAGCGACGCTGGGCCTTCGTACCTAACGGGGCGGTTCACTCGCAGTATGTCGAAGACGAACGCTTTATCGACAGGGAAAGGACCCGACGCACAAAGAACTTCACACTGCTCAAGGTTGCGGATCGCTCATACAACCATTGGGCACGTCGTGAACCAGAAATCGTTGGGTGGGCATCGACCAAGTACGAGTGGGCTAAGAATAGGGCTATATACGGCACCGACCTGACATCGTACCTGCTCACCGACTTCGCTATGCCGGCAATCGAGGAAGCGCTCAGCCACAAGTTCCCGGTCGGTAGGCGAGCAAACGAAGAGTACGTTTCACAGCGCCTCGACCTGGCGGGCGACAACGGGGTACCCTTCTGCTTCGATTACGAGGACTTCAACAGCCAACACACATTGCAATCAATGTATGAAGTTGTTGACGCCTTCGGGGACGTATTCTGGG